ACCTTTGATATATCCTGAACGTTTTGAACGCTTGACGTAATCTCAATCTGTTCATCATTAAATAGATCAATCTTCTTATCGTTAATATAAATTTGAACAGTCCTCATAAGATATACTGTCTTTCGTTATAAGCGTACTCAAACTCTACTTGATAGTTAATCAGTTTCTTTGTGATATGCTCCTGAAGTTCTACGTTTTGCGTTCTTAACTTTACAGGTACATTGTCTAAAGTAATAGTTTCACTAAGTAGTAACTGCTTAAATACCTCTTTGTATGACTCAGGAACAAATCCAGTATTACACCTTATGGATTTAATAGCGTTACGGTTAAACGTTTGTCTACGTGCCTGACTTGTGTTATAGTCGCTTTCTTCTGGCATTAAGTTAAATTCTGAACCGTTAGCTTCATAGTTCTGATAAGAAGCCTTAAAGAAAATTAGCCTTTGCCAAGCTCCGTACCTGTTAACAAAGTCACAATTAATAGTGGTGTATTTAGGCTCACATATCGGAGTAAATGTAAAAGTCTTCTGTACTGTTGGAGTACCTCCTATAGTCTTTTTTATCTCTAACGTATTACCTGCACTTAGGTAAGTAGGATAAACATAAGGGATAACATTAACAAGGTTGCTTAAAACAGCAGACTGTGTAGCACCTGTTACCAAGTTTGTGTAAGTTGCAGTCCATCCAGTAGTACCATCATTGTAAACAAAAACACCTCCTGAGTTTACACCTTCTTTATAGTAGTATTCACCCTCATCTAAAAGCGTTGGCGTTACTGTTGGGTTTTGACCATCCGCAAAGAAACCATAACCAGCGAAAGCAATATAGTAAAATGTGTTTTGTAGTACTGCATTTTTATACGTCCTTACAGTGCAGTAACAATACTCATTAGTTTCAGCCGTATCTAATGCTGTTACCTCTGTAAATGTTATGTGATTGATATACTCATCACAAAAAGGAGCTATATCAAATTCAGCTTGAGTAACTATTGAAGATGGTATAGGCTTGGATAGTGTGTATGTAGGACTTACTGGTTCTGAGTTTGGGTCATTCCATAGATACATCCTTACCTCCATTTCATCACCTGAAGAACCCGACATGGTTATAACTCTTGGTGAGCGTGTGTATATTGGTGTATAAGTTGGCATTATAGTTTTTTAAGTGTATGATCTAATAATTCTTCTACGTCTAAACCGAACTTTTGTACTAAGTCATCAGGCAAATTCTTAAAGGCACTCTCAAAAGGTTTAGTAAAAAACAAACTCGGTTTTATTCCCTTATTAAATATTGAACGTGCAATAAGAAAAGATAAACTTTTGTGTGTGATAAATCTTCCTTTCTTGTCTCTTCCCTTTATCCCTTTCTGCTTTATCCACTTTTCAAATACTGACGAAGGTGGCATTTTAGTTTTGTACGAGTAAGGCGTGTTGTATTTTCTTTTAGTGCCACTTACTCCTTTATCTACAAACGTTGCATAGTCCTCCATGTAGAAAGCCAAACTGAAAGAGTTTTTATACACATCAAGTTCATATCTAATGGAATTATACAACACCTTAGAAGCGTTCTTTTTATTCTTAGTTAGTGAAGTTCTCGCTTCCTTTACTACGTGCCTCCCAAACTTAGATAATGCCTTTTGTACTTCCTGCATTTAGTTTTCTTTTAAGTTGCTTTTCCTCTATTCTGTTTTTCTGAGTTTCAAAGGTGAGTAGTGTAAGTACTGTAGCAAGTTTGTACTTTGTGACTTCTTCAAATCTTCCGATATCTCCTCCAGAGATGTGATATATTGAGCTATACCATCCCCATTGTTTATTGAATTGACTGAGTTCTGAGAAATCTCCTCCTTCACCTGTTTGGTTAAATAAAGCAGGGAAGCTCTCAGTAATTCGCTCCCTAAATCGTAAAAAAAAACTAACGCTCCCAACGCAGCATCAAGAGGAGCAAGTTTCATTATCTCAGAATACTTGTCTGAGCCTTCGTAATCTTCTATTAAGTACTGGTCTTTGATCTTCTCTGTTATTGGTCTATACATTACAGCCATGGCTTTGTGCATACTCTCCCAATCATTAACATAGTTATCTAAGTCTATGTATTCACCCCATGATATATTTTCAATGTCAGGAATAAAACCAAACTCAATTCCTTTGATTTTAAAGGTTGTAACAAGCTCTTTCTCTACTGAAAATATTGCATCAATATGCTCTGCAATATCGTTAACGTCTTTTAGCTTGATTAGAAGTACTTGGCTTAATGGAACAGCACAAAAATGCTCTACCGTTCTTTGCTTTAGTAAATCTCCATCTAAGTCTTTACAGTTAGCAATGAATGACTGATACTGAGCAAGTGTTATCTCGCTTAATGATTCTGGTATGACTATTTCTGTTTTCATACTTCTTATACGAAAACAATCGAAATCTGTACTATTTAAAAACAAAATAGGGAGCAACCACACCCCCTATTCCCTTACCTAAATGTTTAACAAAAAACTACTATTCAGAAGCAAATATAGTAATTATATTTAATACACAAAATACTTTCCTTTATTCGGGTTTTCCAACTGATAACTTACAGCGTACCTCAAAGCATCAATAGCGTGGTTATAGTCATCTATCGGAGTGCTTGACTTCTTTTCTAACCAGCAGTAATTGTTAAGCTCCTTTATTAATTCTGTAGACTCTGGGTCTATTACTAAATCATAGTCAAGAAGTAGACTTATCCCATACGTTACAGAATCTTTACCTTTTATTGTGCCTACTATATTGTTTCCTTTTGCTTTTAGCTCACTTATAAGGCGTGGCTCAGCACTGTCTGCTACAATCAACCCTTTACCAGCAAAAGATGCGTTTAAACGACCTATGTCGCTTGTGGTTAAACTTGGCTTGTAATAGTGTAATCTTACGTAGATCGTTTTACTTGACTTGTCAATGTTGGTTTCTACTAATGTCGTAGGGTCTACACTGAAACCAAAGTCTTGTCCAAATACTGAAGAAGATGGTGTTTTAAACTCTCCTATAGACCAATTACTAAAGATAACTCCTTCTGCTTTGTCAAGCCATCCACCAAGTATTTGATGCTTATACTTCTCAGGTCTTCTTATTCGTATCTGCTCAACTTGATTTTTAAATGATTCAGATAGGTTATCTATATTGTCTAGGTACGTTGTGTGAATGTATGTAGTATCTCCTTTTGTTAGGTTACTTCCTTCCATTATACCCCTTGACTCAAAGAACCTCTGATAGATAAAATGCTCTTTTGTTGTTGGGTTAAGTATAAGCACTACTCTGTTTTGTTTTGTCTTGTGCCTTATTGATAGGTCTATCTTGTCAAATGTCTCCTCATCTGTTAACTCTTCCGCTTCGTCAAGCACCCAAGTAGTAACACCCTGTAGAGATTTTAGGTTTGCTGTTTGATCTCCTGAGCTTGTCTTTATACCCCTAAACAGAATCTTTGAGCCTGTAACAGTGTTTACTATTTCGTCTTTTGTGATATAGAAATCACTTGCTCTACCAAGTAACTCAATCTTCTCCAAAAATTCTGGTATAATCGAGATAGATGCAGAGCGTAACGTGTACCTTGTAAAAAGTATAGTATGACCTGCTTCGTAAGTAAGAAGACAAAGAAGGGTGTTAACAGAAAAAGACTTACCAGAGCCACGACCACCTGTGACGATATAATAACGGCTTTCATTATCTAAAACTAAATATTTATTATTTATCTCCACGCACTGACTTAATCAACTCTTTGAAATCAAATGAAGCGTTAACCTCTCCCTTAACTTCGCTCTCTGTCTTTCTTGGGACAAAGTATTGAGCGTACTTAGCAAACAGCTCTAAAAACTTAGCAGGGTTATCTTTATAGACTTTCTTAAATGCGTCCTCTATGTTTGGTACTTGTCCTTCTAAAGTTTCTATAAATAGTTCCCTTGCTTCCTTTGTAATCTTGTTCTCGGATCCCTTAGGTCTTCCAGTTGCTTCCTTATGTCCCTTCTTAAATGGCATATTTTCTTGTATTATTTTAATATTACTGCAAATTCCATTTTATCTATATCGTCTAAGTGGAGCTTTGTCATTAAGTCCTTTCTTCCACTTCTTGTGTACAGCTTCTTATAAGCGTCTTTAAAGTCATTCACATACTCATTTGAAACGTTATTTCTACAGTACTCAAGTATTTCATCTTTCTTTAGTATTACGAACCCGTTTTTAAACTGAAAAGCTACATACTCAATAGGTGAATCTTTACTACACCAGCCGTGCCTACCTTGAACATTCTTAAATTCAACCACTATAAACCCATCTAAGTGACTTTTCTTTAGTCCTTTCACGTCTACTGGTTTACCCCATATAAAATAATCTATGTGGCTTTTCATGTTCTCATCATCTGTTGAGCTTGTGAATGGTATATTATGCTTTAATAGAAGTCTTTTAAATTCATTCTCTCCATTTACCCCTACTTGTATGCTTTTATCAATATGCCCTTTTGAGCTTAACTCTTTTGCCTTATTAGAGATCATTAGTTGATTAGTTTATTAAACTCTTCTCTTGTTACCTCTTCTATTACTGGTTCTTCTATGTCTCCTCTAAACTCTATAACGTATTTAGGTGTATTCAATTTTACAAGCAACTCTCTTAGCTCTTCGTTACTCATGCTCAGTGGGTACTTTATGTAATACTGCTTTAGTGACATACTACCTTGTAACGTGAGTTATTGTTATTGTAATAAACATACTCTCCTGTTTCCTTTGCACATAGGTCAGGCTGCCCTGTTGTATTGTATTGATGCTGCCATGATGTTGTGATAGTTTGACCGTTGTAGAATGTTTCTATCATCTCATGTGATTCGTAACAGTTGCAGGTGTCTTGACCGTTTGACTTCACTTCCTTTTGGCAGCTAATCAAAGTTAGTGCCATTACTATGCTATAGATAAGTTTCATATACTCGCTTTAATTGGTTAATTGTATCTACCCAGCACTCTTGACAGGTTGATGGTTGTTTGTTTGCTCTTAGTACTCTATTGTAAATTTCAAGCAGTCGCTTTTGCTCACTTGGTTTTACTGAGTTTCTTCTTACCTCAAAGAAATCTGCTAAGTAGTTATACTCTTCTTCTGTTAGACATTCAGGCTTATTGTATCTAAATGCTTCGTTTAGTTTCGCTTTTCGTTCATCACAACCACAATCCTCACCAGCAATAAACTTTACCAACTTATCTACTCCAGTAGCTCTTGTTATTTTCTCTACTGTATCACCTAATCCTTCGCTTTCTTTAGCGTAGTTCTTTTTCCATTCTTTGTACTCCTTAGACCTTTTGTCTAATTTCTCATAGTACTCATCATTATATTCGCTCATAATCTTGGTTTTTAAAGTCTTCTATATCTTCTTTTACGTTTTCAAAGCACTTTTGTTTGCATCGCTTGATAGTATTAAATACAGTGGCAAGGCTTATTTTTGTTTTTTGGTTAATATCCCTCATGCTTAAATCTTGGTCTATGTAGATGTCTTTAAATAACATTTTGTCAAACCAATGCCAACTTTCTATCTCATCGTGTAGCTTCTCAGATATCTTTTCAAATGCTAATTCCATTTCTCTGTTCGGCTCTTCGTACTCTATAATATCACAATACTCTATCTCTTCATCGTAGTAATTGTTTAAGCTAACTTTAGGCTTCCTCTTCTGCTCTCTCTGAAGGTCTACAGACAGTGAACGTAATATGGTATAGACGTAAGTATTTACAGTTTCCTCTCTTAACGTTCCTGCATCAATATACTTATTCGCCTTTATGTACATTTCCTGCACTATGTCTTCAGCGTAATCTGTTACACCAAATGACCTGACTGTGTTTACCCAAAAGCTGTGACGCTCTGCTATTTTGTTAAGTAAGTTCATCTTTTCTCATTGGTCTGGTTAAGTGATACTCTAAACTGTCTTTTTGTAGCGTAAGCTCTTCACCTGTTAACTCATTCTGAAAGACGTACTCTCTCTCATGTGGTAGCTCCTGTGCTTCAGTGTAAGCAAACTTTCTCTCGCTTAACATTGACTTAGTAAGAAACTCAACTACAAATAGAATCATTGATTAATTTTTGACCAATGTAATGATTATTTTTTAATCAAACAATAAAATGTAGGCAACTATTCTCATTTGCTTTTAAGTTTCTCAATGTATAGTATCGCATCCATTAACTCCTCTTGTAAGTGGTTTAGGAAATCATCTGTATTATTATCCTCTAAGGTAGTTCCGT